TACACCTGTTCCTGCAGCTCCCGTTTTAACAAGGATGGTATTCTGTGTTTTAAGGTAATTCCAGTACGGACGAATAGCCTTAGTGTCATCTTTAATATTAGGTTTCTTAACCTCATTCATCTGATAACCATAAGTTGAAAGAAAATCGTCAATCACTTTTGCATAGTCAGCTGTAATTGTTGTGTTCATGATCACCGCTGAATAGTTACCCATTGCCACCCGTAGATCGACCGGCGTGTTAGCATTGTTTACGGTATTAGCATGATTAGCATGTTCGTTTATAGTTGTCGCTGCGTTTATAACACTTTCACCGATTTGCATAACGCCACTCAATAACTGATTATCACCCTGATTTACTTTTGACTGCTGAGCGAGAGTGCCTGACTTCATTTTTCCAGCTAAGCCGAAATTGTTTGATGCGGAAGCTATATTAAGCGCTCCACCTACGACGCCGAATATCGCATTAGTTAAAACTGTCGCTCCGTTCTCCCTCCACCAGCTCTCATAATAATCTCCGGTGTAAGAGATCAGCGGAAAATCATTAAAGACTATCCCTTCGTCAATAGCTCTTACTTCGTTTTTGTAAAGCGCCGGGAAAACTATAGCAGCTGCTGTAGGCTCAGCGCAACCATAAAACCCGAACTGTATTTTAGGTCTGAATGAATACGCCTGAGATGATAATTTGTAAAAATATTTGCGCGCCTGACTTGCATTGTCCATCACCGTTACATAAACGAATGGATAATTGTAAAGCATCTTTTTATTCTTTGGTTCATATCCATCAAGTGTCAGCGGACAGCTCATCACCACCGCATCCTCATCGTAGTTGTAACCGTTAGCGCTATGAATCTTCATCGGATAAGCATATGCCATAACTACCCAGTCAGATTTTGCCTTCGTGATGGTATCAAGAATAACTCTGCCTGCGTCCAAATTACCGGCGAATGGTGAATATTTCAGACCGGTAATCGTATGAGATACGACTCTCGCCTTAGGCTGCTGAGGATCAGTTGCGCCTTCGACTAAAATATTTTCAGCTGATGATACCAGCATCATGCTATCCGGAGTGAAATCTATTATTTCTTTATGTGAGTCATCGAATATCATATCGGATTCCGGAAAAGGCTCTGGTACATACCATTCTCCGAGCTGGTCGGAAGACGTGTGTTCTCTTTCGACGAGACAAGATGCAAAATCAAAATCATACCACCACGTTTGAATATCATCAATTGTGTATCTGATTCGCGTTACATTGTCTGAAACATATTCGACTTTATCGACAAAAGCGAAGAACCACCTTGAACCATATGAGAAGTTGCGAAAGATCATATAGTTCGCATTATAAACCTGGTCAGCCGGAACCTCTAATTTCAGTTCGCCTTTATCATATCTCTGATAAGTCAATAAAGTAAATGTTTGAAGAAGATAACCGTTGATAAAGTTATAAACCTGCTGCTCTCGCGTAACGCCTTTAAGGCATAACGTATGGTTATAATGTTTATCGAGCGGGACACCAGCGAGCAAATGAACCGTTGTTTGCGGTTGAGTCATTGCCATATATTTACCTCCATAATTATACGGAAGAAGGGAACATATATGAATGTTCCCTTTTCCGTGTGATGAAGCAAACAGAAAAACCTATATGTGATCTCACATATAGCAGTGAGCGCTTAAGCGCTTACTGCAAATGTGACGGTATCACCGACGTCAGCTGTCTTAGCGACTGCAGCGCTGGAGATGTAAGTCTGTCCGCCGACAGTCAGAGCTATTGTAGCTGATGTTGCCGAAGCCGGATAAATCAGAGCGCCATAAGGCTGAACAGCAACGAGCTCTTCGACAGCGTCCTGAGTCTGAACGAACCTGATTGCTCTTGTTTCGAGTGTCGGAGTATCAGCATTAGGTACGAGTGTGAGTGTGACGTTGCCTTCTCCGTCAAGAGATTTAGAACCGATTTTATAGGTAAAGGTTGACGGGAGAGTTGTGTCAGCTGTATTAGCAACGAATACGATAGCTTCGTGGAACGGGCTGTGAGAAACAGTCTTCCAGATGTGAAGGAAGTAGTTCCAATACAGACCGGAGGCGACTTCTTTTTCTTTCATTTCGATAAGATTATCATAAATCTGGAACCAGCGCTCGTCAACCAGGATAGCCTTAACATCAGCCATGAGCGCGAGCTCAGCAGCTGTCACCTCTTCGAGATAGGTTGACTGTTCTCTGATAACAGCGAAACGAGCATTGTCGAATGTGTTGAAGCCATCAACGAGAAGGCGTCTTCCCATGTATTCAGCTTTCGACATGTTGAATGCAGCGGAAAGAACGTCAACGTCAAATGCTGCGTTGAAATCAGTATCCATGATTATGTACTGACGATCTTTAGGCATTGTGTTCATGACACCAGCTTCATTGTATTCGGATGACATGAATTCACCGGCGTCTGATCTTGCGCGGAATGCCTTAGCAGCGCTGGAAAGATTTGTTGCGTCGATCGGAACCGGATACATCTTGCCGTGTGCGACTGCCTTTATGATCATGTATTTTATAAGAAGATATTCGTCGTAGTCAGCAGCTGTGTAAACCTGCTCGATGATTCTTCCGATAAGATCGCCTACACCGTCAACAGACAGGAAGGCGAGTTTCAGGTCTTCGTTCTGAACAGTGACAGGATAAACCACTCTCCAGTTGATTGTATGGAAAGCAGCTTCCACTCCGGGAACGTATCTCTTGAGTTCTCTTCCTTCAGCCTTTTCAGCGGAATAGGGAAGAGCCTGAGCGAGCTTAACAAAAATCTCTTCAACGGTTTCGCCGAATTCAAGATAACCCTTTTTAAGAACTGCGAACCTGTTGTTGAATGTTGCGCTCTGAATTCTAACGAGCGCTATTCTGTTCACAAGAGCGTTCAGGAACTGATTTGCCAGATTCGGATAACCTACAAGGATTTCACCGACTTTCACGATCTCTTTTTCCTGAGTAACTCTCGGAACTAATGACTGATATTCAGCCGACGCGTTAGCGCGAATGACATTAAGTATATCAATCGTTCTTGCGTTAAGTGTTGATATAGCAATTTTCTTTGCCATGTTTATTTTTCCTCCGTTTTGAATAAACTTTCATAAGTAAGCGGTTTTTCATCCGGAGCGTCATCGGGATCAGTATTAAGTTGTCCGTCATCATCTCCGGTGCCTGATAAAAACCGAGCTCTGTATTTTTCTCTCCAGGTTTTATCAAGGTCTTTGTACTTCTGTTCCCACTCTCCGGAACCGGATGTCCTTTGAGTGAGATCGTTAAAGCTGTCAGTCACGTCTTCCAAAAGAGCGAGGTCTTCATCTGTTGGAGTCTCGCCGAGACGCTGATTGATAGCTGCAATAAGTTCTTCCTTGCTTCTGATTGCCATAGTTAGATATTTCCTTTCTTCACGTTATCAATTACTCGCTTGAGTAATACGCATACTTCCTCACGTGTCGGATTGTCGAATAGTCTGTAATTCGGAACCTGACCTCCGTCTCCCTGGAGTATGCCTTTGTCGATGCAATACTGAACATCGTCTTTTGCCCAGCTGTGCGGGATATTGTCGTTCATGTAAACCCCCACCTTATTATTTATCTGTAGAAAAACTGATGGATCAACGACACTCTCGCCGGTCTGACGGTTATACTCCCTCATTTCAAAATGAGTATGAGCTCCGAAAGAATATCCAGTATTACCCATAATTCCAAGCGCGTCTCCCTGCTCTATAGTTTCGCCGGCCGATACCAGACGTTTCGCGAGATGACAATAATATATGTGATAAACTTTACCATTGATATAAGATTCGACACATACAAAGTTACCCCATTCCCAAGTTCTGTTCATCGAGTCTGTAACTATAGTGGATGCAATGACTACACCATTAGATGCTGAATAGACGGTTATATCGTCAACGCCGACTAAATCAATACCGTTGTGCCAGTCATAGCCACCGTTCAGGAAACGCTCCCCGTATGGAGATGTAACTCTCACTCTGTCGTGAAAAGGTAAAATAACGGGCTTCATTGTTTGTCTTCTCCCTCCCTGACATGTTCCAGTATTTTCTCCATTACGCGAGTGTTGTTTGTGATCGCGTCGTGTAATTCCTTGAGCTCTGTTTTTTGGCTATGGAAAAGAATAATACAACATATTACGGGAAATCCGTAATTAGCAATGAGCGTAATAATTTGTGTTAAGTCCATAGTTCGAGCTCCTTTTTTCTACCTATTATAATTATAAATCAGCGCTTTACAAATGTCAATAACTTGTGGTATAATTAAATGAAAGAAGGTAAACAGAATGACTACAAGTAAATTTTATGATGGTACAAAACTATTATCGATGCTGGACATTAACGGTGAAAGACCTGAAATATATATTTGCACCACGAACCGATCAGCCGGAAAAACAACATACTATAACCGGTGGGCTGTTAAAAAATTCCTGGATAAAGGCGAAAAATTCTATATATTGAACCGTTTTGAATACGAACTGAAAGACGCAGCTGAAAGATTTTTTAACAGTATTCACATGATGTTTTTTCCAGATCATTTTATGGATTCTGAGCGTCGTCAGAATGGAGCTTATTACGAGCTGTATCTTGACAATAATCCTTGCGGTTATTCCATAGCTCTGAATAAAGCCGATGCTATAAAGAAATGTTCTCACCTTTTGTGCGACGGCAAAAGAATAATTTTCGACGAGTTTCAATCTGAGACAAATCATTACTGCCCGAAAGAGATTGATAAGTTTCAGTCAATTCATCAATCATTAGCTCGAGGATTCGGAAAACAAAGCCGGTATTTACCTGTCTATATGATCGCGAATTTCGTAACATTGCTTAATCCTTATTACGTAAACATGGGAATTACAGACCGTCTTCAAACTGAAACAAGATACCTCAAAGGCGACGGTTATGTTCTGGAACAAGATGTGAACAAATCAGCTGTTCAAGCTCAAAAAGAATCAGCATTCAACAGAGCTTTCGGAAAATCGAATTATCAGTTATATTCTAACGAGAAAATATATCTGAATGACAATTACGCGTTCATCGATAAACCAAAGTCCATAGGTAAATACATCGTAACATTAAAATTTCACGATAAGCATTATGCTATTCGTGAATATCGCGACGAGGGAATTATATATTGTGATGATAAACCTGACATGACGTTCCCGACTAAGATCGCAATTACCACCGAATCGCATGATATAAACTACGTGATGCTGACACAAAACGATATACTTATTTCAACCTTACGTTTCTATTTTCAAAAAGGATGTTTCAGATTTAAAAACTTGTTATGTAAGCAATGTGTGCTTACAATGCTATGTTACATTTGATATCGTCAGTTGCGTCTGTGCTTGAGGATGCCGGACAGCACTCCTGGAACATGGAGCCGGTCTATCCTGTCGATATTGCTAATCGCCTGTGCAGCGTTTCTGTTGTCGATATATGTTTGTAGAAGGTACAGTTTACACCGTACCTTCTACCTTTTTAATAAGCGCTATAGTCATAAGACGCGTGTTATCCTGTTCAATAGTTGTATTATCACGATCTATTATTTTGACTTTGAACTTGACTTCATTGTTTGCTAAATGCAGCGCCTGATTCTGTTTTACGAGTTCATCATTAATAGCTGAATAATTCCTGATCAGCTGAGATATAAGTTTTTTCGTTTGCCTGATGCTTTTCAACGTGTCGTCCATGTTATTCTCCTTCTTTTTCGTCTTTCCCAGCATTTAACCAATTCATTAAACATTCTTCGCAGCTGGTATGAGCTATTGATCTACATTTACCACTCATTATTTGTGTATAACAATACATCTTAATCTTATCATTCATATCGAGAAACCTTCTAATAAATTCTCCCGCATTTTTAGCCCTTGCTATTCTTATATGATGTTTCTCCCAATTTTTCATCCGTAAATCTCCTTCCTTAATGTCTGATTTATAGACATTAGTTCTCGATTCTTTTTCTCAGAGCTTGCCAGCAGCTTGCTTAGAATAATTGCCTTTTCTTTGTATGTTTTGTTTGCTTCCAGCAGCTGCTGATTTTTCGCGCGAATCTGTCTGAGATATTTTCTGAGCTCTAATAACTCGCGCTTTTCATTTTTGATTTTTTCTGTTTGCATGTTTTCACCTCATTTCATATGTTGTTTCAACGAGGATCGTCCCTCCCCGTATTCGCTTTGGTAATAGTTTTCCCGGAACTTTTAATCCGATTTTGAAATCGTCAATTTTTCTTTTGACCATCAAAAAATCTTTACTTTCCTGAGAAAGCTTTTTCCATTCTTCCGGATGTTCTTTATAATATTTTTGAGTATTCTTAAAATCGACTGACTGCAAAAATAGATTTTTGGAAGCGTCCGGCATTCCGGCGCAACGGATGCTATAATAAGGTTTCTTCGGTTTTCCGTCTTCTCCCTTGATCTGTTCAACCGGTATACCATCTTCCGCAATAACATGTTCGACATACGTTTTTTGTCGCACAAATTTAGCCCAGTCCCACGTTGTCTCATTTTTCCAGTGGTTAAATTTTACGGGGTCTTCAGCGATTCCTATAACCTCACTTTTATCACATGATAAATGTAATGAGTCTGTATCAGCATAAATGAAATTTTTATAATTCATCTGTGCATGTCGAATTGTAAAGTTTCTTGCATAAGAAGTAATCGCGCTACCTATTGCAATATAACCCGGTTTTTTGTCGAATTCCAGCACTTCTACAAAACCTATTGATCCATCTTCTTTTTTAATTGCGTATTTAAAAGATGAATTCGATGATGCTGCCATCTTGCCATATAAATTATTTAGGTACATTTTTGAAAGAGTCCTAATAGCTCCTTTGCTATTACGTTTTATCTCCGCGTATTTGTCAATGTATTCATCGAATAAGCCGGAGATTCCCATGAAATAGCATCCGTCCAGAATCTCAAAATCGACTAAGTAATAATGATCCTGAAGGAGCTTGAAGTCTGTTTGTGTGAGCGTGAGCGTGACTCTTGCTTCCTGGTAGTTTCCGTCAAAATCGTAATAACCGGAGTGATATTTTCCGGTGACTTTATTCAGAACGTCAGATGTTTGAAGCCATTCTGTTGCTCTGTAGTGATAATCTCCCTTAATCTGTATTGTTGGTAAATGATCTTTCTTTAAATAAAATCTTGTCCGTATTCGTACAAAGTAATAATAATTTTTATCGTCCAACCATTCGGGAATAAAATTACCCTTCCAGAAATAAGGATAACCAATCGGATATACAGAACCACTCTCCGAGTGCATCTGAGAAGGATATAAAGAGTTTACATCATAAACTAAGCCTTTATGATATACCACGTTCTCGCATCCCTTTTTAACATAGCACCATCCACCCTTATACGACTTGCGGATATAGTCATCAGCGTTTTTCGCTCCATATAAATTCGGGTCGATTTCGAATTTTACTAAGTCCGGCATGTACTCTTTCGCGGATTTATTTATAGCCAAAAACTCTTTAAGACAACAAGCTCCGATTGTGAGTTCTGTGTGACCCTGTTGATACATTATTTCAAGCGCTTCTTTTAAGACGTAAACGTCGTTTTTGATATACTCCATTTCTTCCGGAGTAATATCACAGCCTGCATAACGAAAACCGGTATATTCCATCTCGAGCTTTTGATGCTTTGTTTTAAAGGCATGTCCGATTTCTTTCAAGGAGAAGGGAAGAAGCTTTAAGCTGTCGCGCAATTCTATATAATGATCTCTATATTTTATTCTGATGACGTACCATCCTCCGCGGTCTGAAATGACATAATTAAACGTGTTATTCTCCATTTGCATTTTCTTTATAGCTTTGACGTCAAATTTAAATTCTGAATTAGGAGTGTAAGCCTGTTCAAAAGATAAGACGTCAATCAAGTATGATAACCAAAATGTTCCGTCGAACTTTAAATTATGAAAATAACATATTATATCACATTCCAGCTTTCGAAAGTAATCCCATAGTTCGCCAATAGAATGGTAAACGTAAACGTCATCAGAAAATAGTTCCGCACATGCAGCTGACCAAACCTCAGTATATTCCTGCCCGGCGTATACGGTAGTTTCGAAATCCGCTGCATAGTACCTTGTTTTTCTTTTTCTCATGCTGCTTCACCAAAAACAATAAGATCATGTGTAATTCTTTTTGTTTCGCGGAGTTCCATCACTATATGTTGTATAGTGTCCGTACTGACTTTTCGAATACATTTTTTTAAAGTCACCCGAAGCTTCAAGTAAATCTTGAGCTTCTCTCATGTATACTGACATATCGTTAACGTTAACTTTATCAGGAATAAGCATAGCAATTAAAGACCGAACTGAAGCTAATATCTCATCTTTATATGGAGACGTAAATGCCTTTTCAGCTATTGATAATAGAGCCTGTTCATTCTCTGTTATACTTTTAAAATAAGCATCTCTCCCCATTTCGGAGATATAATCAGACATTATTTCATGAATAAATGTCGATATTTCCTGATTTCGAGCCTGCTCTATCAGACCTTCTATTTTATCGCTTACAAGGTCTGTTTCCTCTATACGTTCATCTGATTCAGCCGGTTCAATATCAGTTTCAGCATACCATTCAGAACGATCAAACGTTTTGTCGGCAAGCGCCTGTTCAAGTCTTTTTCCCGGAGTAACACCTTCCGGTAGTACATCAACCACTTCACCGTATTTTACGTCAATTATTCTTATAGTTCCATCGTCATCAACGTTTACATCATACTTTCCAGAATAAAGCCCTTCCGCGAGTTCCTTGTCTCTTTTCCCTTGCAGCATATTGCGAACAGCTCGTTCCTGATTCCGTTTCATTTCAGCTGCATATACGGGATCGCTTTCAGCCTTCTTTAGTCTCGTCTGATAAGCTTTTTTACCGCGCTCTACATTCCGCTGGTGTCTCTCTTCCGCTGCTCTCGCTGCAGCTTCCGCTGCTTCTTTATTACGTTTCCGGGATTCCGCTGAAGCTATAGCTCGTTCATGATAAAATTGTCGGAGCTCTTCCGGAGATAGCTCCGATAATCTTATTCTTTGCTTTACTTGTTTTTGTTTTTTCTTTTTTCTTGCCATATCAACCTCACAAAAGTTAGAAAATGAGGACAGTTATTCCCGGGAACCAAACCCTAAAATTCCCGGGATAACTGCTATTAGAAGGAGTTCAAGTTATTGTTTTAATCAAAGTATTCGCCGAGATTCGACGCCTGCTGAGCATAAGGTTTTACTTCCAAAATCTCACCGATCCAGAGCACCGGGAATTGTCTGTTCTTGTCAACAGAACACATATCATCCGGAACTACCAGCACGCATGGTTCTGTCGGAATATTTGTCACCTCACGACGGAACTTGCAATCCATAAGACGACCTTTTTTATCGACCGTCTTGTATGTCATGAATTTCTTTCCGTCCTGAGTGGTCTTCTGTTCAGCTTTCACGATTTTGATTTCTCTTGTAACGCGTTCTTCCATGTTCTTTAATTCCTTCCTTTTTCTGTTTTGTCTGTTTTTTCTTTAACTTCTGTGAGAATGATCTGTGCAGCCCTGACGTTTCTGTTCGGTATCTCCTGCGCGTAATGAAGAAATGTTTCTTCCGTCATCGCATATAAACGTTCAGAATAGTCAAGAATTTTATAATCCAGCACGTGATCAAAATTCTTCTCCAGCGCTTTAAGTACGTCTTTTTTAGTCTTCTCTCGCCAGTCACCGAAAAGGCGCGTTTCAATATTTTTTATTTTCTTTTCGGTTACATCGACGTATTCGACCGCAAATTTCGTTGACTTAATTCGCCTGGTAATTTGTATAGGTCTTGCCATGTTTACTCCTCCTTCTGTGATATAGTATAAGTGATACGCTCATTTTAATCAATGAATAAATTGTGAACTATTTGTTAATTATACGTGATTCGTCAATATTACCGCGAACAGTTTCAATTGTCGGCATTATATAGCCTGATCCGTAATGACCCTTGAAAAAATACGGTGATGTTCTACGAGCCGGAACTACGTATATATCTATATCATCATATTTTGATTCGCATAGAAAATCATAAATATATAACAAATCCCTCGCTAAGATGTATCGTTTATCATTTAAAAGACGATAATTTCCAGGATCACCAGCATAATACTCTACACGGAAAAGCGGATTAATCCGCATACCGCCAGCAGCTTTGATCATTTCTTTTAATTCCTTCTTATCCGGAATATCGGGAATTCTAAAATCTTCCAGACCTCCGCCGAAATAGTAAAACTGTTCCAGGAAACGCGGAACGCTAAATTCCGGAATTTTTGCATCTTCAAATTTAACTTGATGAATACCTCCCTGATTTTCAAATTCAAACGGTATCATCAACTCATAATTGAAGGTATAATAAGTTATTCCACGTTCCACGCATTTAAAGACTCTACAGTCTCTCGCTTTTTCCGGTACATTCTTATACATTTTCGTAAGTACCGCTGTCTGTTTTTCCAAAATTTTTTCAAATGTCATTTGAAAACTCCTTTTCTCCCCGTAAGCCAGATAGGACAGCTTATTTTTTAAATTAAAACGCATAGATTTCACTATGCAGCT